ATGAAATACGCAGAAATAAACAACGATCAAATCATAAAAGTTCACTCTTCTCTTCCTGGCGGATGGAAGAACATTTCTGGACTGAATACCCTTTCCGATCTGGAACTCTCTGACCTTACTTGGTCTGGAAATACTGGATGGAAGTTCTACCCCGTCACAGAAGAGGACAAGCCAACTGTAGATTCTCGCTTCTATATTGTTTCCGATATCAACTACTCAATTGATGAGAATACGAAGAGTGTATTGGGTTCCTATACCACCACTCCTGTATCAACAGAGGCAGCATGGGAGGTCATCCGCAATATCAGGACTCGCAAACTTTACCTGTGCGATTGGACGCAACTTCCCGATGCTCCACTCACGGAGCAGCAGAAGACAGATTGGACAACCTATCGTCAAGCACTCCGAGACATCACAACACAGGAAGATCCATTCAACATATCATGGCCGACAGAACCCGTGGCATAACCTACTTCTATCCCAAGGCAGAAAGCACGGGATACTCACCTGAACTCACGGAGAAGAGATTCTCCGTGCTTCGTCAACTGAACTTCAAGTCGGTTCTTGATATCGGTTCAGGGATGTGTAATCTCCACAAGTGGCTCAAGCAGAACGACTACAATGTCAAGTACGATGCCGTGGATATTCGCGAAGACGCTCTTGCTCTTTGCGACTGTGATACATTCACAGAGGTTCCAAAGAGGCGCAAGTACGATCTTGTGTGTCTCTTTGGAACTGTTACCTACAACATAGACGAAGACAAGGAAGGCAACAGGCAGTTGCTCAAGGATCTTCTTGAAGTTGCTGCCAAGTCGAGCAAGAAGTACATCGTATTCACCGTTGTCAAGAGAGAAGTTGTTCAAGGACTTTCTGCTCTTCGCTTGGTGTCTTACACTCGCAAGGAAGTGGAAGCCCTAGCGTCTTCTCTTGGAAAGTATATCGTTATTGACGATGTTGACCCCGACGAATATATAATAATAGTAACGAAGGATTAAATATGGCATTGAATTTTCCTGATTCTCCGTCTGTGAATGACACATACACCGTGGGAAGTACCACATGGACATGGGACGGAACCGTGTGGAACTCAAGCACTGGCGCAATAATCCCAACCTATGTTTCTTTTTTCAACGGACTTGCTGGTTCAGTAGGACCAAGAACATTGGCTTTGGTAGAGAGTGAAATGAATGCTCTTGGTGATCTCACCGTTGCAAACAGCGGAACTAATGCAGCAACGACATTCAACAGCGTTGCTGGATTGTCGGATGTAAACACTATAGGAGTTGCGTCTGTAAACTGTGGCACGACAAGCACGGGAAGATCTTTCATTGGTATTGCATCATCCGATCAGATTGAACTTGATGGAGGAACAGTCAGAACCACCTGTGTTCTAAAACTTCCAAACAATCTGTCTGATGGAACGAATGGTTACTTTGTTAGGTTTGGTCTGTTGGATACAAGAAATAGTGGATCTGTTACAGATGGATTGTTTTTCTCCTACACGGACACGGTGAACTCTGGAAACTGGTCGGCAGAAGTGGTTGTTGGTGGATCAGGATCCACCATTGATACTGGAATCACAGGCGCAGCAGACACATGGGTAACACTTGAAATAGAAGTCAATGCAGACGCATCGGAAGCAAAGTTCTACTATGATGGAACTGTGGTGCATACTGAAACCACAACGATTCCATCGGGAACTTCAGAGGCTACTGGAGCAGGAGTAGGATTGTTCAAGACTATTGGAACCTCAAGTAGAAATATCCATGTGGACTACTTCGGAATATCCAAGGAGGTTTCGCGATGATGTGGGCAATTGTAGATGAACTGGGAATAGTTTCGTCGGTTGTTCAATCCCAAGAACGACCACAAAATTCTGTAAAGGTTCCACAGGGAGTGGAAGTGCAAATCGGATGGAAGTGGAATGGTTGGGAGTTCGATGCACCAAGATGGACTGCATATGAGTTCTTGAACCGATTCACCCCAGAGGAACGAATTGCCTATAGAAATGCGGCAAAAACAGATGATCTCGTAGCAGACTTTCTGAATTTGGCACAAGCAGCACAAGAAATAATAAGCAACGATCCAATGACAATTGCTGGAATGGATTACCTAGTATCACAGGGTCTGCTCACGCAGGCGAGACGAGATGAAATACTGGCAGTGAGTTGAGCTTGACACTAGTTTTTAATATGGTATACTATGAATATGAATCTAAAAATCTTTAAACACAGGCATTATGCCATTGAACCAACATACGGGACAGAGCAAGCAGCATGTTTTGATCTGTCATCTGCGATTGGATATGGGTCTGCAATATTAGCATATTCCAAGACAAATCAAAAATTAGAAATTCTAGCATCACAGGATGATGCTGGAAATTATATTGAAATTCCATCCGAGTGGAGAGTGATGGTTCCGACTGGTTTAATTTTTGATATTCCAGAAAATCATTACATACGAATTTATGCTCGTTCGGGTCTTTCCACGAAGAGTGGATTGAATCTAATTAACTCTGTTGGCATAATTGACGCAGATTATACCAATGAAGTTTTTATTCCTCTATACAATAATTCTCAGGAAAAGATTCGTATCTATAGTGGACTAAGAATTGCTCAAGCAGAGATGGTTGCTTGCGAACCCCGTGTTAATTTCAGCTACATAGATGAGAGGCCACAACTAAAAGGTGATCGTACAGGTGGTTTCGGATCTACTGGAGTATAGAATGACACAGACAAAAACGCAAGAAGTAGTAGACTTCATCACACAGTTCGCTGATGAAGAAGGTGTTCCAACAATCATTGGTAAGGATTGGGAAGAATTCAATTCCAAGTTTACTAAGCAAGAAATCAAGGAAGGTCTTGCTGAATACATTGGAACCAAGTTTCCTCTCTTCCCATACCGAAAGATTGACTTTGATTATGGAGTAAAGCGAAAATTCTATGATCTAAAGTCAAAGACACACAACGATTTCATCATGGCAGATGCGGGTGAAGTCACTGAGAAGTATACAGACTACAAGTATCCATTCAGAGACTGTGGAAAGTTTGTAATCTTCTATGGTCATTATCACAATGACATCAGTAATTTCTTTCAACAGAGAAATCGTTATGACTGTGGATCGCATGGGTTTCCGTCTCCAAGCGAGTATTGGTATTCACCAGATCTTCTGAAGAAGATGAACTGGACATTCTGGAGACTTGACAATGATGGAATCACTCCGATTACTCTTCGTGGTTCTTTCCGTCTTGGAGCATATGTTGCGACTCAGTTTAAACCACATGTTGCAAAGTCAATTTATGATTTCGTAAACAGTCGTGTAAGAAATGACGAGATGAGAGTCCTTGACTTCAGCATGGGTTGGGGTGATCGTCTCGCAGGGTTCTATACATCAAAAGCAAAGCACTATGTTGGAACAGATCCCAACCCAAGTGTATTTGCTGTATATAAAGAACAATGTAAGCAATATGAGAAACTGTTGAGTGGAGAAGAACCAGAGATTGAATTCTTTCAGGTTCAGGTCAAGGACCATTTCTATGAAGCATTCCGTTGTGTCGGAAGATCTGGAAAGACAGTAACAGCATACAATGCTCCCGCAGAAGATATTCTTGAAGAGATCAAGAAGAACAAGTATGACTGTATCTTCACATCTCCTCCATACTTTTCTACTGAACTATACGACGAAGGTGGAGACGACTGGAAGCAATCATGGTTTCGTTACTCTGATTATGAGAAGTGGTGGGAGGATTTCTTCAAACCAGTACTGACTGCTTGTTACGAATCTCTGAAGGACAATGGATCAATGATGATCAATATCATGGATCCACAAATCAAGTCAAAGAGATTCAAGACATGCGATCAGATGGTAGATCATATCCTTGAACTTGGTGGTAAGTTTGATGGGCAGATTGGTATGCGAATCAAGCAACGACCAAAGGATATAGATACAGAAGAACTGAAGAAGTTTTTGGTCACGACATACATTGAGAATGTCTGGTGCTTCTCAAAGAATGGATTTGACCTTTCAAATAAACCTGCTACACTAGAATCACTTTTTGGAGAATAACATGAACCGTGAAGAACTTTTTAATATGCACAAGGAAATGTGTACCTTTGCTCTTGATTTA